TATCTTCTCATAGCATAGCTGTCTGTACGGGTTGAGATACCCTATATGGCATTCAGTTATCGCCTAGGTCCTCGAAGATAAGAGGAAAGAAATGTCATACTTAAGTAAAGTCTTCAAGGCTATAGCCGCGCTTGCCTTGTTGACTGTAACACCATTAGCGATGGCACAAACAACAACTAGACATGATGAAGCGCAAGTCGAATGCTTGGCAAAGAATGTCTACTTTGAGGCCCGCGGAGAACCGCTAAAAGGCCAGATTGCAGTAGCAAACGTAGTGATGAATCGTATCACCTATGGTTTCGCTAAGACCCCATGTGAGGTCATCATGCAGAAAAACCAGTTTAGCTGGGTCCGTCATCACTCTAAGATTGTAGACAAAGATCTTTATGAGCGCAACAAACAGGTTGCCCGTACTGTCTACTATTCTCAAATGAAAGATATTACCCATGGTGCACTCTACTATCATGCAAACTATGTAAATCCGCATTGGAAATATACAAGAGTCGCTATCATTGGTCATCATGTATTCTATAAAATTGGATAAATAGATTTAGGGGTGACTTCGGTCACCCCGTGAATAGAAAGGAATAGAATGTATAAGATCTATAGTAAACCTGGCTGTACTAATTGTTTAGCAGCAAAATCACTTCTTACCAGTAAATCTATTCCATTTGTTGAAATGGATATTACAGATGAGAATACACGTAATCGTCTACTAACTGAAGTGCCACATGCAAAGACGGTACCTCAGATTTTTTATAATGAAGACTATATTGGTGGATATAGCGAACTCAGTGAAAGGCTCATTAATAATGACACTTCCAACATCCTATTTGGATAATCTTAAGGCTAACATCTGTCAGGTTCAGTTCACAAAGAAGGACGGAACTGTCAGAGATATGCTTTGCACTCTTAACGAGTTGCACCTCCCAGCACAAACAGATCTAGAAGAACAGATCCAGAAGCGTAAGGACAATCCCGATGTTGTTTCAGCATGGGATGTTGAAGCTAAGGGCTGGCGATCGTTTCGTAAGGACTCTGTAATCTCCTTTGGAGTATTTGGTGATGTTTAAAAACAATGACGTAATTACGGTTAAGCTAACCTCGGCTGAAGAGGTCATTGGCCGGTTTGTAGAAGAAGATGCAGCCACCATTATACTAAAGAAGCCATTGTCATTCATGATGGGTCAACAAGGCATTGGTCTAATCCCATATGCCTTCTCGGCTCCAGAGGACGCTGAGATTGCACTTTGGCGTACTGCTGTTGTCTCATGCTTCAAGTCCTCAAAGCAGGTAGCTGATCAATACATCAAGCAGTCGACAGGCCTGATTGTATGACACGCTTGGAGCATATCCGAGCAGTTATCGCTAAGTGGATTGTTGTACAGATAGCAGCACGAATCAGTGCTATGGCTGTAGTGGCTTTGCTGCTTGAGGTTCATGACCTGTATGTCAAACAGCATGAAGAAGAATTAGAAAAAATGGAGGCAGTAGAGCCAAATGAGTAATCATGATTTGATGGAACGTAACGAGATCAACAAGAACTCGAAGGGTGGAACTGAGCTAATCCAAGAACGTCTATATGATGGTAAGGTACCACGTGAACTGCTAAAGGATGTTCAGATTGTTTTCTCCCGGGCACGGGAGCTAGATGACAGCAAGAGCAAGATCTACTACTGCCATGACTTGCCAGAGGATCCAGAGTCAAAGCGACTATCTGATCCTATGTTTCGTAAGAAGTTCGACAAGTTTGTCTTTGTATCAAGCTGGCAGATGCAGCAGTATAACACCGTTCGCGGTGTCGAATATGGCCAGTCTGTGGTCATCAAGAACTCTATTAAGCCAATTGATGTTAATGTAATCAACAAAAAACCAGGTGAAAAGATCCGACTGATCTATACGCCAACACCACACCGTGGTCTTGAGATCCTAGTGCCAGTCTTCATGAAGTTGGCTGAAACAGATCCAAACATTGAGTTGGATGTGTACTCGTCATTCAAGCTATATGGTTGGCAGGAACGTGATGAGCAGTTCAAGGAACTCTTTGAGCAGTGCAAGAGTCATCCACAGATCAACTATCATGGCTCTGTTAGTAACGAGGAACTTCGGGCAGCTTTGCCAAAAGCAGATATCTTTGCCTATCCATCTATCTGGAAGGAAACCAGTTGCCTATGCTTAATTGAAGCTATGTCAGCCGGTCTTCTTTGTATCCATCCTAACATTGCTGCACTTCCTGAGACGAGCATGGGCCTCACCTGGATGTATCAGTGGAGTGAGGATAAGAACCAGCATGCTTCCACATTCTATCATGTCTTGGCTCAGGGCGTCAATGTCATGAGAAACAACCGTGAGCAGATCAAGCAGGATCTATATCTCCAGAAGGTTCAAACCGATCGCACCCATAACTGGGAAGGTAAAGCACAGGAATGGACCGGTCTTCTAGAATCCATTAAAAATAAATAATGGTAGTAGTAGAGGAGACCTAGGTGCAGAACAATACGGCAATTTCTACCAATGTTTCTATTGAGATCACCCAGTCAAATATCATTCAATTTCCACTTATGAACAGAACGATGATCACCGCCAACGATTTGACGGAGATGCGTGAACAGGCTATTCAAAACAAAACCGAGTTCATTTCAATGATCGCCGGCGAACTCATGGATGAAGTGTTTTTCAAGGCAAACATGCTTGGATTTCACTTTGATCCTGAGGAAGACTTTAAGGACTGTATTCTTGTAGTAGAATCCCTAAAGTCTCTTATGTTAAAGAATATGGGAATCAGCCATGAGCTTCAGGGTACGGCCCAGGAGGTCATCAACTATGATGACTCAGAAGAGTATAATGATTAACTATATACTTTTTGAATGAGATGTTGTATATATAATATACAACAACATGAAAGAACACAAAGTGATTATTGTAGATTTGAATCAGGTGATGATCTCAACCCTCATGGTCCAGATCGGAAATCACAAAAACATTAAGATTGAAGAAGATATCATTCGTCACATGGTGCTTAATGCACTACGAGCACACAAGGTGCGTTTCACTGAAGAGTTCGGTGAGATGGTTATCGCATGTGATGACAAGAACTACTGGCGCAAGCAGGTATATCCCTACTATAAAGCCAACCGTAAGAAGGAACGTGACGCTTCTGAGCTTGACTGGAATGCAGTGTTTGAGACACTCAACAAGATCCGTGAAGAGCTTAAGACCAACTTCCCATACAAGGTAATCCAGATCGATCATGCAGAGGCAGATGACATCATCGCTACTCTGGTGAAGGAATACCACTACCGTGAAAAGATCCTGATCCTGTCTGGCGACAAGGACTTTGGTCAACTGCAGAAGTATCCTAATGTCAAGCAGTACAGTCCTGTACTCAAGAAGTACATCACATGCACAAACCCTGAGATGTTCCTCAAGGAACACATCATGAAGGGTGATTCCTCTGATGGCATTCCTAACTTCCTATCTGCCGATAACGTATTTATCACCGCCACACGGCAGTCTCCAGTCACATCTAAGAAGCTTTCAGCGTGGATCTTGCAGGAACCAGAAGAGTTCTGCAATGAGACCATGCTGCGTAACTACAAGCGTAACCAGCAACTCATTGATCTAGAGTGCATTCCTGAGGACATCAGCAAGCAGGTTCTATATCAATACGATAACCAGAAGAAGGATCGTAGCAAGTTGTTTAACTACTTTGTTGAATATAAACTCAAAAACCTTATGGCCTGCGTAGGAGACTTTTAATGCAATTAGGTGTATCAGAAATTTTAGACAAGATTAACCGTGAACCAAACTACGAAACACGTAGAACTATGTTGGCTGCATGTCAGCGTAATATGGGTGTGATGAAGATGCTTGAACTAGTATATCATCCTGGTGCTAAGTTTAATCTGCCTGAGGGTGCTCCTCCATACAAGCCATGTCAGTTTGCCGATCAACAGGCTATGTTGTACAATGGTCTTCGTACCATGTATCTCTTTATCGGCGAAGGTAATCCAGCAGTACCACAACTTAAGCGTGAAGCTTTATTTGTTGGGTTTCTTGAGAGCCTAGATCCGGATGATGCAAAGCTAGTCCTTGCTGTCAAGGAAAAGACTATTCCTTATAAGAACATCACTGAAGAACTAGTCCGCAGTGTATTTCCAAACATGCTTCCACCAAAGGCAGATAGTTCAACAACTACTACGGCTGAACCAGATAAGAAACGGCGCGGTCGGCCAGCAAAGGCAAAAGTGAATGGGTAAGAAGGTTATCAGGTTTCGCGAATGGTATGATAGCGAAAATGATGAAAGCTTCTCGTCTTCGATCCGAGAGCAGAGAGAACGCAAGAAACAAAAGCGTATAAATAGAGCAATCAAGACTCTTGATATCGACGACCTATTAGAGATGGAAGATTATGACTGATGAGCTGGGGTTACCATACACTACTTGATTGCGGTGGATGTAATACATCTGCAATAACTAATCCAGAGACACTAGAGGCCTGGGTTAAGGAATTAGTTCGTCGTATTGACATGATTCCTTATGGAGAACCCCAAATTTTGCATTTTGGGCACAACGAAGTGCATCTAGAAGGTTGGACGGTAATTCAACTGATAGAAACCTCGAACATCATTGCCCACTTCAACGACCATACCCAAGAGGGATACATTGATATCTTCTCTTGCAAGGAATATAATGTAGACGACGCAATCGCTACGGTTGAAGAATTCTTTTCTCCAAACAAGATCAGACGCACGTTTATCACCCGTCAGGCGGACTGATTTTTATAAGTAACTGTAAGGAGTTACGACATGCCCATGTACGAATACCACAATCCTGAAACTGAAGAAATCTGGACCGAGCTATGGTCATATGATTCTCACGTTCAGTTCCTGGGCGATAATCCAAACATCAAACAAATCTTCCATGCACCAATGTTAGTCGGTGGCAGTGGAGATCGCGTAAAAACTGACAGCGGTATGAACGACGTTCTAAGCCGTATCGCTGCAGCAAACCCATATTCCCCTTTAGCTGAAAAGCATGGATCCAAGGGGATCAAGGAATCAAAGACCCGCGAGGCAGTCAATAAGGTTAAAACTAAGCTTGGCGGAGCTTTGACATAGTTATGTGCCGGTGATTATCACATATAAGACCTAAGGAACGTTATGGCTACTGCAAAAACCAATAGAAAAGAGCGTAGACTTAATAAGCAAGGATCCACTAACGAAGACAAATATAAGTTATCATTAGCTAAAATATCACCGGTTACAGAAAACCAAAGAATGTCATTTGAACTTTATGACGATGGAAAAAACCTACTACTCCACGGAGTCCCTGGTTCAGGGAAATCTTTTGTCAGTCTCTTCCTTGCGCTAGAAGAGGTCATGGAAGATCTTAACACACTTCGCAAAGTGGTTATTATCCGCAGCGCACAATCATCAAAAGCCATCGGTTTCTTGCCAGGAACTGCACAACAAAAGATGGAAGTCTTCGAGGCTCCATATATCTCCATTTGTGCAAAGCTGTTCGAACGTGGCGATGCTTATCAGATTCTCAAAAACAAAAATCTATTAGAGTTCGAGTCCACATCCTTTCTTCGTGGAACGACCATAGACAATGCTGTCGTCATCATTGACGAAGCCCAAAACCTCTCATACATGGAACTCAAGACGATCCTCACCCGCATTGGTGAGAACTCCAGAGTCATCGTGTGTGGTGACGTCAACCAAGACGACCTAACATCATCACGCTATAGTGAGGTGTCTGGTCTTAAATCTATGATCCCAATCCTCAACAAGATCCCATCGATCAAGACTGTAGAGTTTGGTGTCGAAGACATTGTTCGTTCAGGCTTCGTGCGTGAATTCATTATCGCTGAGTTACAGCAAATTGGATATCTAGATGATACAAAAACACTTCAATCACAATCTTATTGCGCTGCCTAAACTAGATCGTATCGATGGCGAGTCGGGGAGGCTTTACCGTCTCCCCGACGGTTCAAAGGTTCCTTCAGTCACAACCGTTCTTGGTTGGGCTAAGAAGGATAGTTTGCTGGAATGGCGTAAGAAGGTTGGCGAAGATGCTGCCAACAAGATTGCAAACAGTGCAGCTAACCGCGGCACTAAGGTTCATGCTGTCTGTGAGGATTACCTTCACAACAAAGAGATCATCGCCAAGGACCTAGACATCCTGACGTATGATATGTTTAATTCGATTAAGCATGAAGTAGATGAGATTGATAATGTACTAGGTATTGAACTCCAGCTCTTCTCAGAGCATCTGGGTCTTGCCGGTACGGTTGACTGCATTGCTGACTACAAAGGCAAACGTTCAATCATTGACTTTAAGACGTCCACCAAGCCAAAGCGACTGGAGTGGATTGATAATTACTTTATGCAGACGGCAATCTACGCTGTGATGTATGAAGAGCGGACAGGTACACCAGTAAATAACCTAGTGGTTATCATTGCCATCGAAGGTGGTGTTAGCCAGGTGTTTGTTCAAAAGAGAGATCAATGGATTGGAAAGGCAATCGATGTCATTAACTCATACTATGACTACCATGGCCTAACCCGTGGAAGAGTCCAAGCCTAAGAAGAAGCGGTACCGGAAAAAGTACATGCTTGTGTACTTCCCAAATCCTGAGCTGCCTATATCGATAGAGAACGCCGAGGTCATACATCTTCACTCGAAGACCATGAAGGAGGCAATTGCGATCTCACGTTGCGTCTTCGGTCGTGCTGGGATCTACAACATCTTTTATAAGACCGAGGAGGTGTGATATGTGGAGACTGTGGTGTAAAGCGTTGGGCGACAAGGCCACTTCGTGTAACAATGAATCAGATCGAGTGGCAATGATCCGGAGCCTACTGATCGGACAAGGCATCATAGCCAATATATTCCTGATAGCCAACGCCATCCATCACTGGTGATTTTTTTCGTCAAAAGCGAAATTAGCGATGTACATATAATCCAACTTGGAGTAGGATGAATCATAAGCTAGTGAAAGGAATCGTTATGCCTGCTCCTAAGACTGTCCTCGTTGGTGATCGTATTCGTTGGACCTCTGCTGCTGGTACTATCCGCGGTGAAGTTGTTCGTATCGTCCAGGCTAAGAATGCCGCTGGTGATATGATCGACTGGATCCACGTGGAGTACTTTAATCCTAAGTCTCCCTCGAAGCACTCGATCGCTGTCCTTGCTGACACCGATCTCGAGATGCTGCGGTTTATCGTTACCTTCCGTGACATTGATATCCAAATTGCACGTGGCGAAAAAGTTTTCGCTGCGTGATTTTTTGTATGTACATATAATCCTACTTGCTGTAGGATGAATCATAAACTACGGAGATTGTCATGCAAGTTCAAGTTCTCTATCAAGTCCTCAATGAGATCACCGGTGTCATCGAAGGGTTCGAGCACGTTGCTGATGTCAACGCTCCAGAGCATTATGACACTAACCGTGCGTTAGAATACGCATTCCGTCGTTGCCAGAACATTGAGGGTTCCTGGTCAATGGGTGAAACCATTGATTTTGATGGAGATACGATTCCCAACTTTGACTATGATCCTAACGTCACTGTGCTGATGCCTCTTAGGACGTGGTCAGATGGCCGTAAGATGGGTCATCGGTCTTCGATGATGTATGATCGGATGATCGTTGATGGTGAAACCTACGAAGTCGATGCTTTCGGCTTCCGTAAGCTGGAGGATTGATCATGAGCATTGCAAACGCTAGTGCCACTATGGCATATTTCGGTAAGGATACCGTCGAGGATGCGATCGCAGCGTACTTTGCCAAGTACGGAGTGAACGACAAGACTCGAGATCGGTTGATGAAGATGGCAGTCAAGCACGAAGAGGCATTCCTTGATATGGTATGCCAATTCGTTGATAAAGAAATGGTAAACTAATGTACAAAGGTACGCATATGACACTTACTGATATCGTTAACGAACTGCTTGAAGAGGCAGAGATGCTCGAGTTCCAGGATTACAAGCTTGCGGCTGAGACCATCCGGAAGTTTCTCCGGATCGCCACACCGATCGAGGTGATGGGTCTCAAGGATTTTGTCTAACTTTTTTTCATGAAAAGCGAAATTAGCTGTGTACATTTAATCCTACCTGCTGTAGGATGAATTATCAACTGAGGAGATTGCTATGAACCGTGACTATTTCTCGATCGCCACCGACATCGATGCCATGAATGGCAAAAGCACTGCATCCAAGATGATTCTCAACACTCCTGAGAACGTCCGTGAAATTCCATGTGATTCCTGTCCTAATGCAGATATTTGTGCTGTACGTGTCACCGACTGCGTTGCATCGCGTAACTGGTACTACACCGGTGACTACAACAACAAGGACGTTGCTCGTCTCATTCGAAAGGCTAAGTGAATGACTAAGATTGTGTACAATGCTTGCTATGGTGGATTCGGTCTCTCACATGAAGCCATCATGCGTTATGCCGAGATCAAGGGCATCACTCTATATGTCAAGGAACAGGAGTGGGGTGGTAATTCCTACGCGACTGTTCCTTGGGATGAATATGAGCTCATTGACGCTAAGTGTCGAAAGGAAGGCAACTATCATCGTGCAAATGAGTTGTATTTCAGTGATTACGACATTGAACGCACTGATCCTGCGCTAGCACAGGTTGTAGAGGAACTTGGCGATGCTGCTAATGGTCAATCTGCAAAGCTGCGTATTGAAGAGCTTTCGCCTGGAACCATGTACCGCATTGATGAGTATGATGGATCTGAGTCAGTTATGACTGCGGATCGTTATGATTGGAGTGTTGCGTAATGTCAAATCAACGTGCCGCACAGATGCACCAGACCGCAGCAGGGTTTGCTGCTGCAGATAACCAGTACCGTGTCATCGTAGACTTCTTCAAGCGGGCTCGTACCGAACTTGCTGAGTGTGGATACGAGGATGCTGCCTACTACTTTGAGCAGGCAGAGCAATACCTCGTCGATGGTGGAAAGCTGACCGACTCAGTCACAAGGATTCTAGGTCTATGAACGAACTATCATTCAAGACGATTGACAAGCTGACGATGTACGCAGAGGATCATGGCATCGATGGTGCCAACACGTACTTCGATCCCTCTAGAGGATGGGTGCTAGTTCTAGATGAAGATTTCGATGAAGACGATGAAGGTTTTATCAAGGGTAGCTGAAGCCTCAGAACCTTTTGCTCGTGCCAGAATGGCTGCTGCCTTAGTGCACAAGAATGAAATCCTTGCCATCGGCACGAACAAAAACAAGACACATCCACTTCAGGGTCGGTATGCTAAACATGAGGAGGCTATCTATCTTCATGCTGAGATCGATGCAATAGCAAACGCCTTGCGCAAATTTGATGCAGAAACTGTATCTAAAGCTAAGCTTTTTGTATATAGGTGTAAGTGGACACACAGCAAAAAGCCTGTATTGACTCAGGGTCTTGCTAAACCGTGTTCAGGATGCATGCGAGCAATTGCTGCATTTGATATCAAGCATGTTTGTTACTCGCTTGAAGATGAAGGTTATGATTGGTTATAATGTAGAAAGGAAATGATTATGGATAAGTTTATGATTGGTTTGTTTAGTGTTCTAGGTGTTATCGCTCTGGCGTGTGTGCTTGGGCTTCTGTTTGCATTGCCTGTTATGTGGATCTGGAATGACTCGCTTGTTCCTGCTGTCACGTTTGCAAAGCCTATTGGTTGGACTCAGGCATGGGCACTCATGGTTCTGTCTTCGGTGCTCTTCAAGGGCACGATTAATACAAAGGATTAATCATGGCACTATATCTTGTAGAAGCTATCTCGATCTTCCGCCAGCGCTATGTGGTGGATGCTGCAGAGGCCAGTCATGCAGCCGATGAGGTTGTTGTACAAACCGGTGATAGGTATGATGAAGGCTTCCATGAGTTCTCACAGAAGCACATCGATGAGGTGATCACATCAACCCGTGAGATCACTCCTGAGGAGTACCTCAGGATCTTTGATGAGGACAACGACTATCTGGCTGGATGGAATCCGATCCAAAAGTTTGCCCTGATCAACAAGATCGAGTATCCGAAAGACATCGGTGTGGATCTCGACGAACTCTAAAATTTTGAAAATAACTGTGTACATTAAATCTCTTTTTTGGTAGGATGAATTATATCCTGCTGAAGAGGAGATTTTTTGTGAACATCAAACTGATTCGCGACCATATTAAGTCTTTGGGTATCCTCGAAGAGGAAGAACAATATGATGTGGCAAGGTTGATCATCAATGATGCCATTAAGGTGATCAAACGGCGTTATATGGGCGACAACAATCGCGAGGACATGGAAGTTCTTCGTTGTGTTGAAGACCTCAAGGCTCATTTTGGAGTAGAGTGATATGAACTACGAATTTCCCCTTATCCGTAACATCTCTGATGTCCTGCCTGCTATCGAAGGTCGCGATGAATTCATCGTGGCCGAAAAGGAAGGCTACACGGTCATCAACTACAATGTGATGATGGCTGATACTTTTCCTGATATAACCGTGGAAGACTATATAATCCATAGCTCGACTGAGGCTTTGGAAAGCTATTATGCGGCTACTCGTCGCGAATGCCGTGGTATCATCTTCGATACTGCAACTGGTTATGTCGGACCCGAGAAGGCTTGGGGCAATGGAAGTGGACCAAACTAATGATTGATTGTGCATATATCGGAGACTCAATTGCTGTTGGTCTCCAGCAACTGGACCGCCAATGTGAAGTCCATGCTAAGGTCGGTGCTAACACCGACTTTATCACAAGGAACTTTGTTGGTCAGTATGGTGGTGACTATACGATCATATCTATGGGTTCTAATTGGCCTGATAATCCACACAACCGTGAGAATGCCATGAAGCTACGTAAGAGCCTTCATTCAAGTCAGGTTATATGGATCTTGCCATATAATCGTACTGCGGCCAGGGTGATCCGTGAGGTCGCAATGCAGTTCAACGATTCGTATGTTGAACTCTCAGGCATTCCTAGTAAGGATGGTTTGCATCCAAACTATAGGATTGCACAAAGGCGGATCGATAAAACTTTGGAGTTAGGTTATGACTAAGAAAGATGCAATCATTGCCACAGCAAAAGCGTGGTTAGTTATCTTAATTTTTATCGGATTACTGTTTACTACTTTCATGTTTCCTGATATTATGACTCCATGCTGGATTGCGGTTATTACTTCATTTCTAGTATATGTAACGTATCGGTTTAATTTGGAGAACTAAGTGAACATCTTCTATCTGTCGGAATCCCCACAGCAGTGTGCAGAGTGGATGGTAGACAAGCATGTCGTCAAGATGATCCTTGAGACAGCACAGCTACTATCCACCGCACACCGTATTCTAGATGGTGTGGAATATGTCGGTGAGTCCAAGTCCGGACGTAAAGCCAAACGATGGAGCCTAGGAGATGCCCGTGATTACACTCTGTATTCTGCTACTCACATTAACCACCCTTCTGCTGTATGGGCTCGCAGTTCTGTTGAAAATTATAACTGGCTTGTTGATCATCTTTTTGCTCTTGGTGATGAGTACACTTATCGTTATAACAAGAAACATGTGACCATCGAGAAGCTCGGTTACATGATCCAGTCTCCGCCGTACAAGCTCAAGGAATGGGATATGACTCCTATGCCTTCGTGTATGGATGATGAGTATAAGGTGTCTAGTGATCCTATTCAGAATTATCGCAATTACTATAAGTATGGCAAGGCTGCACTTCATAAGTGGACTAAGCGCTCTGCTCCTTCTTGGATTTAATAAATCGGCCCGGTAGCAATACTTGGGCCGATTTTCTTTTGGCTATAAATAAAATAAAGGAATTAATTATGAACAAAGATTTCATTAAACGCGCATTACATGTTACATCTTTCAATCTATCTGCTTCGGACTTTGAGAGTATAAAGTACAAGGAAGAGATCCAGCATATCTTCAATATGTATTTCTTCCCTAAGTTTGATCTTAAGCAGACAATTAATAGTATTGACATGAACAAGATGAACACCATCATAAGCAAACTAAAGCATGAAGACTCGGCTATGTTTGCCAAAATGCACAATTACAATCTTAAGGGCGTTGGTCCTGGTGAAGTTACACTATACTTCTTAGTCAATTCGGCTCATCTTGGAGGTGGGTCGTCTGCCGGCGTTGACTTGGTAGCAAGTAACGGTAAGTTTGAAGTCAAGGCTGTTAAGGTCGGTCGTGATGGATATGCATCAGACTTCAAGCTCGGTGGTACCGCCCCATTGTTTGACGTCATTATGGCACTCGATAACATTCGTACTAATCATAAGCTTGGCGGTACACGTACTGAGATGTCTGGTGCAATTATGGATCAGATGAAAAAGCTAGCTCCCGATGAGTTTGGCGCTGCCCAAGAGAAGTTTGCATCGGTTGCTGCAGACTACTTCAAGGGTCATAAGGTAATCTTTATCAATAACAGCACCTCGAATCTTGGTCGTATCGAAGCCATTAAGGAAGTCAAAAAGACTGATATTATTATTGAACGTGTAACAAGCGGTACGATTAAACCAAAGGTAAAATTATAAAAAAACAGCGGATTGAATCCATAAAGTGTGTAGTATAAATAGTGAGTAACACTTTAAGATAGGCGATAGATGCTAGACTTCCTTACTTTCTTGAATGAAGAAACCAATACTAAAGTTGGTGG